TGTAGTATTTGGACAGAAAACTTTACAGAAAAGAGCAAGTGCTTTAGATAGAGTAAATGTACGTAGATTGTTAATTGCACTTAAAGGATATATCTCTCAAGTATCAGATAANTTAGTATTTGAACAAAACACAAATGCAACAAGAAATAATTTCTTAGCAAATGTAAACCCATACTTAGAATCAGTACAACAAAGACAGGGATTATATGCTTTTAAAGTAGTAATGGATGCTACTAATAACACACCAGATGTAATAGATAGAAATGAGCTAGTAGGTCAGATTTACTTACAACCAACTAAAACAGCTGAATTCGTAATTCTAGATTTCAATGTTTTACCAACTGGAGCAACATTTCCTGAATAAAAACAAAAAACTAGAATATTTATAATAAAAATATATAACAATGGCAGTATTAGACCCGAACGAAATATTTTATACAGCATTCGAACCGAAGCAAAAGAACAGATTTATTCTTTATGTGGATGGGATTCCATCATACCAAATTAAAGGTATGGGAGCTGTTTCATTAACTCAAGGTACAGTTCAGTTGAACCACATTAACGTTGCAAGATACGTTAAAGGTAAAACACTTTGGAACACAATTCAAATGACGTTATTTGATCCAATTACACCATCAGGTGCTCAAGCATGTATGGAATGGGTTAGATTACACCATGAATCAGTAACTGGTAGAGACGGATATAGTGATTTCTATAAAAAGGATTTAACTATGAACGTATTAGGACCTGTAGGTGATATCGTATCTGAATGGATCATCAAAGGTGCTATGATTACAGATGCTAATTTCGGTGATTATAGTTGGGATGATGAAAGTGCGGCAGTAGAATTACAATTAACTGTACAACCTGATTACTGTATCTTAAATTTCTAAGAAACAATTACATAAATTATCAAAAATTGCTTGGCATTGCCAGGCTTTTTTTGTATTTTGTATATGTATGAACGATAACAAAGTTTTAATTAAATAAAGATTATATGAGTGAATTTAAATTCCCAACCGAAGAAGTAGAATTACCTTCAAAAGGTTTGTTATATACTAAAGATCATCCTTTATCAAGTGGTAAAGTTGAAATTAAGTATATGACTGCTAAAGAAGAAGATATATTAACCAACCAAACTTATATTCAAAAAGGCGTAGTATTAGATAAATTACTAGAAGCTGTAATTGTAAACAAGGATATAAAAATATCAGACTTACACACAGGAGATAAAAATGCATTATTTGTAGCCACCCGTATTTTAGGGTATGGTAAGGAATATATTGTAAACATACAAGGTAAAGAAGAATCTATAGATTTAACAGAACTAAAACCAAAAGATATTGATTATTCAACTTTAGAAAATTCAAATAACTCCTTTACTTATAAATTAGAAAGCACAGGTACAGTTTTGGGTTTTAAACTCTTAGATGGTAATGATAGTAAAAAAATAGAAAGAGAATTAAAGGGATTAAAGAAAATTTCACCTAATTCGTCTCCTGAATTAACTACAAGATTAAAACATATGATCACATCGGTAGATGGTGATAATGAAGTAAAATCAATCAGAGACTTTGTAGATAATTATTTCTTAGCAAAAGATGCTAGAGCATTCAGAGAATATGTTAGGGATATAGCTCCCGATTTAGACATGACTGTATCGCTTGATGGAGGGGAGGAAGTTTCTGTCCCTATAGGACTTAACTTTTTTTGGCCTGACGCCTAATCTAGCTCCCCAATATAGAAAAATTTTATTTCAATCAATTCACAGCATAGTATTCCATGGTAATGGAGGATATGACTGGCATACTATATACAATATGCCCATATGGCTCCGTAAATTTACTTTATCTGAGATGAATAACCACTATTCTAATCAGAAAAAAGAAATGGAAAGTGCTAAAGAAGGAAATAAAGGTAATAAAACTTTAATTTCCGCCGATGGTAAAGTTAACACCCCAGAATTTGCTTCTGCATCTAAACCATATAAAGGTAAAACAAGTTATAATTAGCAATATTTATAATAAAACAATCAATGGCCAAGAATAATTTAGATGAGATCAAAGAACAAATCCGCCTCATTAAAAAGGAATTAGGGCAGGTAGACTTTGATAAAAAGTTTACTGGGGGTTTAAAAGAATCTAATGCTGAGTTATCTAAATTAAGAAGAGAACTTCTTGCCATTAATAGTGATGTAGATTACTTTGCAAAATCACTAGGAGATAGTATTCAAGAACTCCAAAAGAGTAATTATGCTTTATCTGTATCCAAAAAATCATTTAAATCCTTATTAGGTATAGCAGAAGACTTTACCCAAGTTCTTGGTGGTCAAGTAACTATGACTAATAAGCAAATTGCACAGAAAAAAACTTTAGCAAAACTAGAATTTAAAAGACTAGATATTGCAGCAAAGTCAGGAATGCTTGAAGATGAACAACTAGAAGAAGTAAAAGCAAGAGTAAAACAACAAGAGGCTTTTATAAAAGGAATAGAAAAAGTAGAAGCATTTCAAACTAAGATTAATAATCAAAGTGGTGTTAGACTATTTGATGGTTTAAATGAAGTATCAAATGCTATTCCAGGTTTAGGCAAGTTTACTAGCGCGTTTCAAGATTCGGCAGATGCCGCAAGACAAGCAGCAGCAGATAGTGCCGTAGAAGTGGGCCTTCAAGAGGATATATTTAATGCTAAAGATGCTCAAAGAAAATTAGATGAAAAAGCCTTAAAATCTGGTAAAGGTTTAAATGCAGATGCTGTAAAACGTATGGGCCTAGAAGATAAACTTCTAGGTAAAGATGGTAAAATGTTAACTGGTACCGCTGCTAAAAATAAAGCTACTAAGTTAGGTATAGGTAGTGATGATATGACGTCCATTACTAAATCCTCAAAGAAGGGGGTTTCAGGAATGTCGGCAGGTATTAAAAGCTTAGGTAAAAGCCTTTTAAAATCCCTAGGACCCTTATATCTACTTAAAGAACTCGTTGATGCTATGAAAGGTATAGATGCAGCATCATCAAAAATGGCCAAAGAATTTGGTATGACTTATGATAGCGCACTAGCTATGAATGAGTCATTTACAACTATGGCTACCAAATCAGGCAATATTTTTGTTACTACCAAAGGAATCAGAGAAACATTTGAAGGAATAAATTCCGCTTTAGGGACATCTTCAATGATGTCTGAAGATATGGCGATATCTTTTACTAAACTTAGAACAATGTCTGGTTTTACTAATGAAGAATTACAAGGCATTTCTCGTTTACAATTAGGAACAAGCAAAACAACAGATGAAATTACAGGACAATTCTTAGCCCAGGCTAAAGTTGCTGCTTTAAAAAATGGAGTTATATTAAATGAGCAGAAGATGCTTAAAGATATAAATAAAGTATCTGCGGCAACAACATTATCATTAGGCAAAAACCCGGGATTAATAGGGGCTGCGGTATCAACAGCCAAATCTTTAGGTATGGAAATGAGTAAAGTTGATGCTATAGCTAGTAGTTTACTTGATTTTGAATCATCTATTTCAAATGAATTAGAAGCTGAAGTATTGTTAGGTAAGGACCTTAACTTAGAAAAGGCAAGACAGGCAGCTTTAAATAATGACTTAGCAACAGTAGCCAGTGAAATAGCGGCACAAGCAGGTTCGTCTGCAGAATTTACAGCAATGAATAGAATCCAACAGGAAGCTTTAGCAAAAGCAGTTGGAATGAATAGAGAAGAACTTGCTGGAACTTTAATATTACAAGACCAATTAAAAGGACTTACAGAAGACGATGCAAAGGCGGCAACTGCAAAGTTTGAAACACTAAAAGCACAAGTAGGGGAAGCTGAAGCAATGAGAATTCTTGAGAAAGAAGGTGTTGAGGGGTTAAACAACCAAGTAGGAGCCCAAGATAAATTTAATGCCACTATTGAAAAACTAAAAGAGGTATTTGTTACAGTAGGAAATGCTATAATGCCTATAATAGATATATTAGCATCTGTTTTTAGTTTAATAGGAGGTATTATGAAAATATTAGATCCTATAATACAAACCACATTAGTAGGTGTTGCATTAATAGAGGATTTAGTTAGAGGTCTTTCTACTGGATTTGGTCTTTGGGGGGATTTTGATGGTTCTTTTGAAGGAAGTGCTACTCAAAAAAGAATAGCAGCTACTGAAGTTTCAACAAATAATCTAATAGGTACTAATTTTGGGGTTACACAAGAAGGTAGGGACGCAAGGGAAATGGCTGATGGTGGTATCGTAACAGGACCCACTAGAGCTATTGTAGGAGAAGCAGGACCAGAAGCAGTCATACCATTATCCGGAAATTCTCCCGCAATTAAGGTTGATAATTCTGAAACAAACGCATTATTAGCACAACTTATTAAAAAAACACCAGATATGGCTCCAATGGGGTTATACGAAATACAATAGTCTAATATTTATAATAAAACAACAATTATGAGTTTATTAAACAAATTAATATCAGGTCAAGCTAGTGCCACAAGTTTAAGTGGTCAAACACCTAATACACCAAATTTCCAACAGTCTACTCTACATAAAGATTATTCAACCATTGGAAAACCAAACGCTTCTCAAGTAGAGCCTAATAATGGTGTTTTACCCCAACCCTCAACATTGGAAGGACCAGTAGCACCTACAAGATATTTAGATAATCTACCTGGATAATCTATAAAATATGGCGTTAGTTAATATGACAACCAACCTTAAATCTTTAAGGTATGGTAAGGACACAGTAGGAGGTGGAAATAGTAACCAACCTTATGTAACTAGTAAAATCCCCGATAGTTTTTCTGATTTAGGAAAAACAGGAGGACCCGATTTTCTAATACGTGGGGGTTCACTATTACCTAAGATTATAGCTAACGATACTAAACGAATATCTAAGTTATTTTATAACGGGGATAACACAAATGGTCAACCAATTAACCTAACAGGTACATTATTTTTTGCAAAACAAAATGTATTGTCATTAACTAATGTTAACTCAGAAGTAGGGTATGAAGAGTATGTAGAAGATAGGGGTATAACAGTAAGCAATGGTCCTACGTCACTTATAGGTAAAATAGGAGATTTTATAAAAAGTAATATAGGTTTAAACCAAGGAATATATTCTCCTTTAGGTACTATAGGACAATCCGCCGCAGGTGTCTTTGGAGGTCATTTAAATAAACAAGGATTAAACCCTTTTAAAAAAACAACTAAAGGATCCCCAGATGGTAATTCACTTTTTGGTTTACCAACTTATTTAAATACAATAGCTACGAATGGGGTTGAAGGTAACAAAAGTAGATTAGAACCACTTTTATTAAAAATCAACAACAAACAAACAGATAATGTGTTGTTTGAATATGGAGGAGGACCAGGATCAATATTAGGGGTAGGAAAAACAAAAATCAGAGTACCTTTAGATCAAAGGACGGGTATTAATAATCAATTTAGTACCCAATTAGAATTTCAACAACAGTTTAATAAGAATATTTCATTAATTAATTCTGGTAATATTAACGCATTTGGTGCAAATATAGCATATGGTGAAATAGATTATATTCCTAGTGTTTATACCCCAGGTTTAAATAAAGCTAAGGATATAGATGATATTCAAAGAGCTTATGGAGCTACTACTAAATGGGTATCATCCCTAAGTAAATCTTCTCAATTTGTATATTTAAATACTTTATTTAACCCTAATGACGTTATAAGTCCCTTAACACTTTCTAGAAGTGTATATAAATCGGGGACCTTAGAAACAGATCTTAATAAATTAAGAAGTGGTGTTTCTGAAATAATACCAAGACAAGTATTTACTCAAGCTGAATTAGAAGATTACACCCCAACAAGTAAAGATGGGAAGTTTTATAAACCATCATTTACTAAAATTATAGCACCAGATGGGTCAGAGCAAATTCCTGATACATTAGATTATACTCAAAAGAATATAGAACAAAGAGTTAATTTAGGTGACCCAGGAAGAAGAGGTAATTTAAAAAGTTACACAATTGGAAAAAGAGGTGCACTTAATAACCAACCTGACTCTGTAGAAGGAAATTCAGGCTATATGAAAGCCCTAGATAAAATCACAGCTTTACCTCTTTACCAATCAACTTCTGTAACTACTAATAATGTAAAAAACGACTTAGTAAAGTTTAGAATTGGGGTAATAGACAACGACAACCCTGAATTAAAAACTTATATCCATTTTAGAGCTTTTATAGACTCAATGTCTGACAATTACTCAGCAGAGTGGAAATCACAAAAATATATGGGTAGGGCTGAAAATTTCTATAAGTATGGAGGGTTTGATAGAAAAGTAAGTATGGCTTGGACGGTAGCAGCTCAATCAAAACAAGAGCTAATACCTATGTACCAGAAATTAAATTATTTAGCCTCAGTTTGTGCTCCTGATTATTCAAAATTCGGGTATATGAGAGGAAATTTAATTACATTGACAGTAGGAGGGTATTTTCAAGAACAAGTTGGGATTATGACGGGGTTAAATATTGATATCCCACAAGAATCTCCATGGGAAGTATCAATACCAGATAATGGGAATATTAAATATGTAAATAGGGGACAAGAAAAGAAAGAAATATTTACCGACCCTTCAGTTAAAGAAATGCCTATGATGGTAAAAGTTTCAGGATTTACCTTTATACCTATACATGACTTTGTACCTCAATTACAACAAAATACATTTGCTAATGGTAAAGCATTAGAGGGAGGTGGTAAATTCCTTGACAAGTACGGACCAGAGCATTATATTAACCTAGCAGCGGCATCAGGAAATAACTATGATGGACAAGGAGATAATATTAATTATATTCCTAAAAAATAAATAAATGGGGAGATACACTAAAATAAAGATAATTAGCAGAGAAAACAAAAAAGGTTTGTCTGGTGTCTCTTTTTATAAAAATATTAAATATCCTTCAATCGCCCTACAACAAAGTGATGTATATGTTTATACTGAAGAAGGAGATAGATTAGATATACTATCAAACCAATATTATGGTGACCCAACCCTATGGTGGATAATCTCTACAGCAAATGAATTTTTAAAACAAGATTCCTATTACTTACCTTTAGGGGTTCAAATTAGAATCCCTATTAATATAGGTCAAATACAGGCGGATTATGATATTTTAAATCTAAGAAAATAAAAGGTTATGGGAAGATTAGTAGGAGAATCATTTAAAGAATTTGTAGACAAACAACTCCAAATTAGACAACAAACTGCGGGTTCTGGGTTTGATACACTTAGAACACCCCAGCAACTCCAAATACAAAACAACAGGAATGCTTGGTTAAAACTAGCATCCTCTGTTAGGGTTCAAACTAAAAATGAAATGTTAGTTGAACTTCAAAAAACCCAACCTACCTTAACATTAAAAGATATTGAGGACTCCGAAAGAACCACAGGAGAATCTAGATTAAAAGATATAGGATTTTCAAAACCCGCTGACTTTTTAGGTAACAAACTAGCTACTAAAGCTGTATTATTTAATACAATATCAACAGTTATTCCCTCTAATAAAACCCAAGAAGGAGAGGGAGATAGTGGGGGGTATAGTCAAAGAAGTGGAATTTCTACAACAGGTCAAGTATGGAATGAAGCATCGTCATATGGTTTAGGGGGTAAAGATGTAGGTTTTGTTCCTCCTCCTGGTCTTATTAGTGCTAAGGTAGATTGTTTAAATAGAGGTTCAATAAGAAAAGCAACAGTTGAACTTAAATGTTATAATACTTTTCAATTTGAACTTATTGAGTTATTATATATTAGGTTAGGATACACCATGATACTTGAATGGGGTTGGGATAAGTTCTTAAACAACAACAACGAAATCCAACCAATGGGTAATACTTTAACCGAGGATATATGGTTTCAAGATTATAAAACTTATAACTTTAGAAAATTAACTAAGGATGTTGAACGATACCGAGAACTATATAGTGGCAATTATGATGGGTTTATAGGAAAAGTTAGTAATTTTAACTGGAGTTTTGAAAAAGATGGAAGTTATTCTATTACACTAACATTAATGTCAGTAGGGGATGTTATTGAATCCTTAAAAGTAAACCTTCCTCAACAAGTAAAAACAGAAGAAGATATAGCTGCAATTGTAAATGGGTATAGTACTGGCCTTCAAAATTTTCCTACATCTATGGCCTCCAATGTGGTAAACAATGCAGGTTCATCTCCACTAGCTTATGATTTATTTACAGACATTATGGACCCCAAAGGGAAACGAAAGTGGTGGGGTTATGGTGAGTATTTAAATATGTATTGGCTCCTAAAAAAAGATGATACGGACAAAGGGTTATTAGATGCTATTAGAGGACTAAATGACGGAGAAGGGGTTGATGTTGATAAATTTGGTTATTATTTAACCTTTGGAGAATTATTAAGAAAAATTAATCAATTTTGTATCCCTAATATGTCAGGTACTGGTATGTTAAGCATAGATACAGACGTTGCGACTAATATAATGGCAATTTATCCAAATCAAATTTCATTTGATCCAAAAGTAGCCTTAGTAAAACCTTCATTTACAAGTAATATATCGATTAATAACTCAGAAGAGATGTCTGCAACACCCACAGGTGTTAAAACCTATTGGTCTTTTATGAAGGCCATGAAAGACTGGGTGGTGGTTGAAGGACAGGATAATTCAATAACATATGGTCAAATTATGAATGTGTACCTTAACTATGATTTTGTATCAGGGTGCCTTCAAAAAGACACTAATGATAAGGGTGATCTATTCCTTTTTAAGTTTATACAAAACATATGTAATGGTATTAATTCTGCATTAGGTGATATTCCTAATTTAGAACCGGTCTTAGTAAACGATAGTGTTATTACGATACAAGACCAAAATAAAATAAGGGGGATTGAACAAAGTAAGTTTAAAGATAAATTCACACAAAAACCTAATTTTGAATTATTTGGTTATGGTCTACCTAAAGAAGGAGACACAACAGGTAAAACCCAATCCAATATAGTCCAAGATTTTAGCTTTAAAACTAAAATTGATTCCTCACTTTCTTCTATGATATCAATAGGGGCTACAGCAAATGGTTCTTCAACTAAAAATTATGATGCTACTGCTTTTTCTAACTGGAACTCAGGTTTAAGAGATCAATATCAATTTGATTTAAAAGACCCTAAAACAGAAGATAAAAATAAAAACATAGAAGTTAAACCTAGTGATAATATATATAAACCATTAACTCTAGCCCAGGTTAATGAAATGAAGGCGCATTTTAAAGATTCTATAACTGATACCCATTGTGGTATTTTTAAAAGAAGTAACGTAGATTCAACAAAGTTTGGTATAACCTTTAGAGTTCATAAAGATGTAGAAAGTTGTCCTATTACTGGGAATAATTATTCAAACACCGAATGGCATGAATATGTGGACGATGTAATTGAGGATTTAAATGATAGGGATATTGTACCTGAAGTAAAAGATCTAGAAAAATTTTCTAGTAATTATATTAGATATTTAATCCAATGTTTTAGGGGTAAAGCTAATGGGATTTTAGATACAAATGGATATTATTTTCATTTAAACCCAGAATTTATTAAACAAGGTAAACAATCATTTAAAGCCTATGTTAATATTATTGATAATGGGTTATATGCCGCAACCGGTACCCCCTCAACTAAAATAGGATTTATTCCTGCTTCTTTAGGATTAACGTGCGATGGAATATCAGGTATTGGGATATATAATAGTTTAAAAGTAAGACAAGGTTTTCTTCCCGCTCAATACCCAAAAGCATTAGATTTTGTAATTTCAAAGGTTAACCATCAAATAGGAGATAATACTTGGTCTACCGCTTTAGAAACAATTAGTACACCTAAAACAAAAGAAGAAAGTTTAGAGGCATTTACTGGTGGAGTAGTAGATAATATTGTATCCCAACAATCTGAAGACTTTATATTACTAGAAGGAGATGCCCCTAGAGTATCTTTAACTACAAGTATACCTTTAGATAATACAAGCCTTTCAAATAAATGGAAAGAAAAATGCCAAAACTTAATTTATGTCCCAGAAGGAACAAATAAAACTCAAATAGTATTACACCATACTGCCGGAGTTACAAACGCTGCTGGAGATATAAGAGGATGGTCTAAAAAAACATACCCACTAGCTACACATTACCATATAGATAGAAATGGTTTTAATGAGCATGTTTTTCCTTTAGAATATTGGTCAAAACATCTAGCATCTTCCCCAGGAACTGATAGATTAAATAAAATAAGTATAGGAATTGAAATAGTTTCATTAGGTAAACTTACAAAAACGGATAAAGGTTGGATTGCATGGACAGGTAAAGTAATACCTGAAAATGAAATAGCAGATCCATATATGGTTGATGATAATAATAATATAGTAAAAATGGAAAAGGGGTATAGGTATGTGAATAAATTTAATGTACAAGAAAGATTTCAAAAATACACCCCAGAACAAATTTCAACAGTTAAATCTTTAATCATAGATTTAAAAACCAAATTTAACATTCCAGTTTATTTAAATAAAACTAACTATAAAGAACTCTTCCCGAAAGCTAATAGGAAATCAAATATGGCAATGGAAGGACAACCTGGTATTTATACTCATTGTTCTTATAGAACAGATAAAAGTGATATTTTACCACAAAAAGAAATATTAGAAATGTTAATGGAAATAGGAAGCTTATAATGTATTATCCTCTATCACAAATAACGCCCAATTTATACACTGCTACTGGAGACTATCTTTTAGCAGCAACCGGAGAGGTATATACCGGTGATTACTATTCAACTTCTGATGGTAAATACTTTAGTGGTAAAACACCTCAAGACGGACCTAACAACCCATTAATCCCTAATAATGAAAATAATGCAGCCCAAGATGTAGAAGCGGGTAAAACTGGGGCTTATACAACAGAAGAAGCTAATATTTCATATCTCCCCCCAGCTTATGTAGGTGCAGTTGGTTCTCCTATAAGCAATGCTTCTTCCCCTATGTCTAGTATAATATTCCCAACTAAGGAAGAATACGATACTGGAGAATACCAAAGATACTTCCTAAAGAAGAACAATGAATTAAAGTATATGGAAATCGATGTTGATACTTATAATAACTATCTAAACGAAAACCCAAATACTCAGTACCAATTATATACCCCATCCTACTTAAACTGGAATATATCAGGCAACCCTATTGATGTTTATAAAGTTAATAAAAACTTAGCAAAACAAACATCTACAAACCTAAAATGGTATGGGTTTGAGGAATTCTTTAAATTAAGATTTTGTAAATTTTATAAATCATCAACCCCAAATTATTTTTATACTAACGGGAATGAATTAAAATTGGTACCAACAGGGGAAAACTATGTTGGGTATTACCATGTTCATTCAAATAGGGGGGTAATGATGGAAGGAAAATTCCATAAACCTACTCAACATTCTACTCTTATTCCTTTTGTTGGGGGGGAAGAAATTACAAAAATTAAAGTATCCTTAAACAATGAGGTAGGGACATCAATAAGAAAAAACATCTCGAGAAAAAGTGGATACTAGATAAATCTGTCGTATATTGGAGTAAAATGGTTATAAATGTATTGGTTAGTAGAAGACGAGGAGCAATTAAAGGTTTTAATAAACAGTAGTTATAGGGAGGCTTTCATTGAGGTAATACCCTTTAATGACACCATACACCCATCACAAAACCGTGTAAGTTTAGTGTATATTAGACCAATTTTAGCAACTAAAGGCTTTATGGTATGTGTTACGCATAGTGAAGCTTTAAATGCGTTAAACACGCGTATAAACGATTTACTAGAAAAGTTTGAAATATTATATTGTAGAGATAAAAAAGAATTATTACATTATTACCCAAACTTAAACAAAGCTCTTAGCGACATAAATCGCCCACCTACTACGTATATACGACCTACAACAACAACACATGATTTATACTACCGTAAACATAAAGATAACTTAGAGTTAAACGCAATTATACCGATTGTTAAACATTATGAATTGTGTGAGAACATTTTTAGAGATCTAAAAGCGAATATTAACATAAAAAAAACAAAATATGATGAATTCTTTAACAGTAGAGTATCCGTGGTATTCAACGCCATCGAGAGAAGTGGCATACGTATACATAATGAAACCTTCAGTGAATACTTCCACGCCGTTGACGGTGAATACGTCCACACTCAGTTCAACTTAAAAACAACAACAACAAGACCATCAAATAAATTTAAAAATGTAAATTATGCAGCACTTAATAAAGAAAACGGATGTAGGAAAAGTTTTATACCACGTAATAATAGGTTTGTGGAAATTGATATTAGCGCTTACCATCCTAGCTTGGCTGCTAGTCTCATTGGTTATGATTTTGCCAATATTGATATCCACGCTCATTTTGCTACCTTATATAATGTGGATTATAAAAAATCAAAAGAACTTACCTTCAAACAGCTCTATGGAGGTGTTTTCGAGAATTATAGACACTTGGAGTTCTTTCAAGGAATCGAAAAATACGTAGGAGAAACATGGCGTAAATTTGAGAGCGACGGGTTTATAGAATGTAAGATTTCTGGGTACATATACGAAAAGGAAAAATTAGATAACATGAACCCACAAAAGTTGTTTAATTATATACTACAAAATTTGGAGACGTCAATGAACGTTTGTATATTATGGGATATGTGTGTTATACTACGTGGTTGCAAAACAAAGTTAGTACTTTATACATATGATTCATTTTTATTTGATATAGATGATACAGAAGTAGAGGTTTTAAATGAATTAAGAGAAGTATTTAAAAAATATAAATTAAACATTAAAGAAATAGAAGGTTATGACTACAATTTTACAGAATAATCCTAATACGTATAATACGAACTATGATGTAATAACATCATTACAAAATTTAGGAGATTTGAATAATAAACTGTTTTGTACATTTACTAATTTAGAGAATTTAGATTCTTTATTGGAAGAGATTACAAGTAAATACACCATTATATACAATAAAATGTTTGTCCTTGAAATAGTGGGCAAAGATGAATATGTTGTAACTTATAATGTAGACCAAGGAAATGTGGATTCAATCCCAGAACAAACAATTTTAGTACATCGTAAAAAGGAATCTAACACCTTATATACTATTAATGCACTTAATGGCCTCATTAAACAATTAAATGGAGGGGTAGTAGATACCAAATTTAAGGTAGATTGGCAACATTACAGAAATTGCATTCTTCTTACCCAACATAACGAGTTAAAACAATTAAATACAAAAATTTACAAAATAATTGACCTATAATTTGGCTCCCCAAAATATAGTTCGTATATTCAGTTACATATAAACAGTTATAATTAAAAATAAGTTACATTATGGATTTAAATGCACTAAAGCAGAAATTGGATACCCTCCAATCAAAACCACAGGGTGGTCAAAAGACCGATTACACAACCATTTTTTGGAGACCAACAGTTGGTAAACAACAAATTAGAATTGTACCATCAGCGTATGATCCTTCTAACCCGTTTACTGAGTTAAAGTTCTATTATGGTATTACCAATAAGGTAATGATTTCACCAACAAATTTTGGTGAGAAAGACCCAATTGCACTATTCGCTGGGAAACTACGTGAAGAGTATAACAAGGAAAATTATTTACTAGCTAAAAAATTAGATGCTAAAAACCGTATTTTCGTTCCTGTAGTAGTACGTGGGGAAGAAGATAAAGGTGTTAGATTATGGCAATTTGGTAAGCAAGTATATGAAGAATTATTAGCACTAGCGGTTGATGATGAAATTGGGGATTACACAGATATTGTAGGTGGTAGAGATCTTACAATCGAAACAGTAGGACCAGAATCAACTGGTACTCCGTATAATAAATCATCAGTACGTGTTAGATTAAAGACTTCACCATTAAGTGAAGATTCGTCTCAAGTAGAATCTTGGACAAGTGAACAACCTAACCCAAAAGAAGGATTGTTTAAAAACTATTCATTTGATGAAATGAAAGTAGCATTAGAAAAGTGGTTATCACCAGAAGAAGTAGAGTCTGATAATGTAACTACAAATGCATTTCCAACTGAAAAGGCAGCAGCCCCTTCTACATCAAATTTTAGTTTAGATACTAATTCTGAAGGAGTAAAGAAAAATAAAGCAGATGCTTTTGATTCAATGTTTGGAAGTGATAACAAAACTGATGATCTACCTTTCTAAATATGGCGAAAAAAATATCCAAATCTCTCTCGGCAGCAGTGTCTGCCGAGATTAAGAGTAAATTTGACTTAAATAAATTTAAATCATCTAAAGGTTTAGATAAAAATGTCAAATTTAAAGAACAAAAATGGATACCCTTATCACCCGCTTTTCAAGAAATTGCTGGGGTACCTGGTATACCAATGGGACACATTACATTACTTAGAGGTCACTCTGATACAGGTAAAACTACAGCATTATTAGAAGCCGCAGTCCAAGCTCAAAAAATGGGAATATTACCTGTTTTTATCATTACAGAGATGAAATGGAATTGGGAACATGCAGCTCAAATGGGCTTACAAGTTAATCTAATTAAGGATGAAGATGGTGAGGTTACAGATTATGATGGTAATTTTATTTATGTTGATAGAGAAACAGTACACACTATTGAAGATGTAGCTGCCTTTATTATGGATTTACAGAATGAGCAGAAAAAAGGTAACTTACCCTATGATTTAGCATTTTTCTGGGATTCAATTGGATCAATTCCTTGTGCTATGTCAGTTGAAAAACTGAAGAATAACAATGAATGGAATGCGGGTGCAATGTCAACACAATTTGGTAATACAGTTAACCAAAGTATTGTAATGTCTCGTAAAGAATCAGCACCATACACTAACACATTAATTGCTATTAACAAAGTTTGGACTGCTAAAGCTGAATCACCTATGGGTCAACCAAAGATGATGAACAAAGGTGGAATGGCTATGTGGTATGATGCAACATTTGTAGCTACGTTTGGTAATGTTTCAAATGCTGGTACATCTAAAATTAAGGCAATTAAAGGTGGTAAGCAAGTAGAATGGGGTAAACGTACTAATTTACAAATTGATAAAAATCACGTTAATGGTATTCAGTCAAGAGGTAAAATTGTTATGACAACCCACGGTTTTATTGAAGATACTGATAAGGATAAGAATGCTTATAAGAAAGAACATTCTGAAGAATGGGCTAAGATCTTAGGAGGAGGAAAATTCGAGATTGTAGAAGACCAAGAAGATGTAACACCTGTTTTGTTCGACACACAAGACTTATAAACAAAAATCATGAAGCAAAAAGAGTTATTTAGTCTCTTGGATGGTATCCAAGAAGACCAGGACGCACCTACTCAAAATAGGCACGATAGAGTACTAATATTAGATGGTTTAAATCTATTTTTTAGAAATTTTGCCATGATGAATATGGTTAACCCCGATGGGGTTCATATTGGAGGGTTAGGTGGTTTTTTCCGCTCTTTA